CTAAAAGAAAATTGTACAGCATTTACTGCACTAGTGGTATTTGCATACCCAGCCATGAAGCAATTAATTGGAGTACCATCTTCATGGTTACTAATTTCTGTTGAAAAATGTTTTACAAACGTAGTGTTTGATGGGTTAAAAAAATTTAAATGACCACCTACAGTTTCTGTAGCATCAGCACCCGTATTATCAGTTATATTTATTTTGCCCGTTTCACCATGTGAATCATTACCTGCCCCATATTCAATAGCACCACCACTACCACCAAAATTTATTGCTGAAAAAAAACTTGATGTTTTAGACACATTATAATTTGAACCACTATCTATACTTACATTAAACATAAAATCATTATAAGCAGCAGCTGGGTGTATATTTAAAAATTCAAAACGATACATAATATATGTATTATCAAAAACCACACTTGAAGCTCCATCTACAAAACTTAAAGTGTCGCTATTACTAGCAGTTAAAGTTTTAATATGAACCAGCGAACCTAGACTAACACTAAAAGCTCCTGCGTCTATAATTGTAGTTCCATCAGAGATTATTGCCATGTTTAAATCTCCTCTAATTTAAACTTATATTTTTTGCCAGATTTATTATTAAGAATAAAAAGATTTTCAGCTCCTTCTTGGATAGTCCAATTTCCAGTTGTGCCATCTACTACATTACCTTCGGCTTTACTTTCATTAGATAGATGTAAATCCCCAGTATAAATGTTTCTCCATTGTTTTGATGCACTTCCTAAATCTTTAGCATCATCTGCGCTTGGTAATATATCACCTGAAGCGGTAATAGCACCCGAAGCTAATGTTCCCGCAAAAGTAACATTTGCTCCACTAAATGTGGCTGCAGTTGTTGTCCCTGATTTAATTATTAAATTACCACTTGTATTGGTAAGACTACCAAAAGTAGTTCCTGCATCTTTAACAAATATGTCTCCACCATTTGCATCTAAACTGATGTCAACTTCTGAATCTAAAGTTATGTTTCCAGAACTAGAAGCAGCAATTGTAACACCTGTGTGCCCATCTATAGTAACTGTACTAGCATTTGAATCTACAACAACAGCACCACTTGATGTTGCAATAGATACTGCTGCATCACCAGCTGAAATATCATCTGCTGCTGAAGAACCTCCTGCGTCCTCCCATGCAGCTGCAGCTCCTGCACCGCCTGATGTTAATACTTGACCATCAGATCCAACATTATTACCTGCAATACCAATTTCTCCTTGAGAGGTAAATCTAAATTTTTCTGTAGCGGCTTCTGAATGACCTGTAAAAAATAATAAATCTGTCGCATTAACAGAAGAACTAAATGTAGCTTGAGCAACAGCTTGAATAGAAGCAGCGATAGTAATAGCATCTGTTCCTCCAGCTTCAAGTGGTGCTTGAAAATCTACTTTTCCCATTACGTCATTTGCGTTAATATCTGTTAAAGCTGTAGCTAAAAGTAATTTACCTGTACTAGTAGTTGCATCAGCAGACGCTCCTAAAATTCGAAGTTGATCTGCACTTTGATCCCATTCAAAATAAGCTCCAGCAGAAGCACCGAAAAATTTAACATCTAATCCTGTGTCATCTACACCGACAGTCACTGCACCACTAAATTGTGAAGCACCAGCAATATCAATTGCTCCTGATATATCTAAAGTTGCAGCGTCTAGTTCTCCAGATAAAGTAATATTTCTAAACCCTGTATAATCTTTGTTTGAATCTAATATAACTGCTTTACTTGCAACAGCTGTTCCAACAGCTGTGCTACCAATATCTAAAGCATTAAGTTCACCAACAACAGCAGTAATACCATCAAGTGCATTTAACTCTGATGCTGTAGAAGTTACTGCTACATTTTCATTTATTTTTGGTGATGTTAAAGTTTTATTTGTTAAAGTATCAGCAGATACTAAAGAAACTAAAGTTGAACTAGCACCAGCAGGTAATAACATAGTATTAGTTACACTTGCAGAGTGTGGTTGTGCAATAACAGTTTGACCATGTGAGTTACTTTCACAATTAAATACTATAGCACCAGAATTTGTATTACCTCTTACAACAACTGTTCCCGTTCCATTAGGAGCTAGATCAATAGTTGCATTTGAAGTAGTAATAATATCTGCACCATTCATATCTAAATTACCACCTAGTTGAGGTGATGTGTCTTCTACAACATTAGCTAAATCTCCACTTGAACCAGTTCCAGCAATAACTGCTGACCTTGTAATTTTTTTAAGTCCACCACCTGAAGTATCTACTGCTAAAAAAACATCATCTGCAGCTGCTGTTGATATTTCTGATAATGAACTAACTGCTACTGAATTAAAATTTGTACCATCTGCAATTAATAAATTACCTGCAGTGTTTGTAGCCATAGTAATATCATCACCAGATACTGTAAGATCTCCAGTTACAATTAAATTTTGTGAAGCTGTTACATTACCACTTGAATCAATAGCTAAAGCATCTGCATCAGATGTGTGACCTATGTTAGTTCCATTAATAATTATACTATCAACTGTTAAAGTTGTAAGTGTACCAACCGATGTAAGATTAGGCATTGCTGTAATTTCATCATCAAAGTACGCAGCTAAATCTGTAACTGCAACTTGTACCATTGTACCATTATCGTTTAATACAACTCTGTCTGCATCTGCAACTGTTGTAGAGGTAGCTGATGTTCCACCATCAACAATATTTAATTCTGCAGCTGTAGAATCTACCGCAGCTAATTTAGTTAAATCTGCTGCAACTAGTCCAGATACTCCATCTAAAATATTTATTTCTGCTGCAGTTGCTGTAACTGCGGTGCTTCCTAATGTAAGGCCACTATCAGGTATAACAACACCACTACCAGACAAAGCTGTAAAAGTATTTGCTGTAAATCTAAAATCATCTGCGCCTGCTATTTTAATATCTATCTGATCATCTGTATCTGCTGTTAAACTTGTGTCACCATCTGCATCTAAAACTAATTCTCTTCCTTCAATGTCAAGTCCTCCACTAAATCCAGCGTCAACAATATTAGTTCCGTCTGAATATAATAATTTTGTAGTTTTTTCTGATACTCCAAAAGTAACACCTGATCCCGATACAGTTTTAACCTGCACTGTAAATGCACCTGATGTACCATTTGTTATAATGTAAACTTTTTCTATTGAATTTGGAATTGTTACAATTTGATTTCCTGTAATCGAACCTGTTAATTTTATAACAGCATTTTGAGCCACTGATGTAGCAGCACCATCTGTAATTGTTAATGTTGTAGTAGCAGCTCCACCTGCAATTGATTGCTCTACATAACCAGCAATTGCTGTGTTAACAATGTTTAAATTAGTATTAGTTTTATCTCCCCAAGTACCAGCGTTCTCGCCAGTTGCCATTATTTCTAAACCAAGATCTGTAAATGTTGATGCCATAATTTAATTCCTTAAGGTGTTGGTGAGTTCACAGGTATTCTGATTGTTCCATCAGCGTAGTCATCTCTTTTTCTACTACCTAGTTGCTCTCCTCCAAATCTCTCTACTTCTTGTTTATATTTTTGTTCGTACAGTTGTAACATATCTGCTGGACCTTTTAAATAACCATATGCTTCTACCAAGACGGCATATAATAAACCATTTGGAAAGTTAAGGCTAATAAAATTTGTTGTAGTTGATGCGCTTAAACCTGTAGGTCTAGCGTTGTAATGAATTTTGTATACGTATGTTGTATTAGGTATTGGAGATAATAAAGCTCCTCCTGAAGTAGTGTTTGTAACACCAGTTGCACCACCCTTCATAGCATAGTATTTTGGTCTAGCAGTAGAAGCTGGATTGTTATATTCTTCTAAAAATGTTTCATCTTTTTTTTCTAACCAAATTGGATTAGTTAAAGATGACGTTGCATCTGCAACTTGTATACCTCTAATAACTAATGCACCTGCTGGAGCATTTACAAAAGCTTGATTAGCTACCATATTATCTGTAGCTGCTAATCTATTGGCATCAATAGGCACATCTCTCATAATTCTAGTTTCAGCATTATCAATAAATTGATCTGTAATTGTACTTGTTAATACAGTTGTAC